AGTAAAAGACGGTGGAACAGCAGCTAAAGAGCAAACCGAAGCTACCGAAGAACAAACTGTAGCAACACAGGACGCAACTAAAGCAACCAACAGATTTGCAGCATTAATGGGCAATGCTGTTGCTACAGGATTAGGCGCATTAGCACGAAGTTCATTAGAACTAGGTAAATCGTTATTCAATAACGAAACTGGCATAAAAGCATTTACTGATGTATTACCTGGCATTGGCGGCGCATTAGCACCCTTAGCATCTTATGCAGATGAAACAATAGAATCATTTAGAGGATTGTCTTCAGTTGGCGCAAGTTTTGGCGGCTCAATTACTGAAATGCGTAATGCATCAGCTGGCATGGGTTTAAGTTTAAGCGAAATGTCAGATTTGTTTAGAAGTAACGCATCAAACTTAGCAGCACTTGGCGGAAGTGTGGCACAAGGTGCTACAAGATTTGCAAAAATGAATAAGAACCTTAAAGCTACAGGAGACTTCAAAAGTCTTATGAATATGGGCTTTAGTGTAGAGCAAATCAATGAAGGAATGGGAAGCTACATTGAATTGCAAAGACGTATGGGCACCTTACAAAATAAAAGTACACAAGAGCTTGCTGCTGGTAGTGCAGACTACTTAATGCAAATTGATAAACTTGCAAAAGTAACTGGTAAGACTAGAGAAGAAGCAGAAGCAATGCTTAATGAACAAGCTGCTGACTCAGTTGCACGTACTTTGTTAAGTCAATTTGAAGAAGGGTCTGTACAATATAAAAATCTTCAAACAAGTTTAGCATTACTAGATGAAGTAGGAGGCTCAACAGCTGAAGCACTTAAAGGTATGCTTACAGGCAATCCAACCGAAGCAGCTGGTCAGCTTTTAGCTGTTTTAGGTGATGCTGGTCCGGATATTGCTGACGCAATGGCACAAATTGGACAAGGTGCTGATCCACAAGTTCTACTAGATGCGTTCAGCATGGCAGGCGGAGAACTAGAAAACTTTGCAGGAGCAAGCGCAACTGAACGTGCAAGAATTATTCAAGAATTAAAAGCGTCAGGTAATCCGTTAGGCGATTTCTTAGACAATGCAACAAAAATGACTGAGCTTGGTGAACGTAATTTAGCTGACGTTAAAACACAACAGGCAGAGCAAAAAGCCGCCCAAGATGCAAATACAGAAGCACTATTAACATTTGAAGAAAATCAAAGAGAGTTATCAGCAAAACTGCATGAAATATTCATAAAGAGCGGCGCACTAGATGCAATAGGAACAGCAATATCAACAGCAGGAAATGTACTTAGTGGCATTGCAGAATACTTAGGTAGTTTACCATTTGACAATCCAATGGAAGCAATTGGCAAAATAATAAAAGATGGTATGGGAGCCTTATGGGACAATAAAGGCGTAGTAGCTGCATTAGTAGCCGGTATAGGATTAATGTTTGCAGGTAAAGCTGTAGTTGGCGCAATGGGTAGTGGTATTAAAACTGCTCTTGGTAGTGTGTTTAACAGAGGCGGTGGCACAGCCGCTGGACCAGTTGGAGGCGGTGGCAAAACAGGCGCTGGCGCTGGCAAAGGTATTGCTAACATAGGCAAAGGTCTTGGTAAAGGTCTTGGCGCAGTACTAAAAGGTATTGCTAGTGGACTTATTGCATTTGCAAATCCATTAGTTCCATTAGGAGCAGCAGCAGTAGGAGCAGCAATTGTTGCAATTGGCGCAGGTATAGCTGGTGCAACATGGCTAGTAGGCAAATCATTACCTTCTTTGAAAGATGGTCTAAAAGGCTTTGAAGAATTAGATGGTGAAAAGTTAAAAGCTGCTGGCTTAGGTATGGCAGCAGTGTCAGTGGGAATGGCAGCATTTGGCGCAGGCTCAGCAGTTGCAGGACTAGGAGCGTTAGTCGGAAGTGTTACATCAGGCATTGCAGGATTATTTGGTGGCGAAACAGATCCACTAGCACAACTTGAAAAATTCCAAGAAAAGTCATTTGACGAAGCTGTAATTACATCTAATGCTAATTCAATAGTTGCATATAGTAAAGCAATGGCTGCATTAGGAGCAGCAGACGGACTATCAGGAATTGGTGCAGCAGTTGGAGCAGTAGGTGGTGCAATCGCAGGCTTATTTGGTGCAGATGATCCGTTAGACAAGATGAAAAAGTTTGGAGAGTATGAATTTGATACTCCTGGTATTATTGCTAACGCAGGTGCAGTAGCAGCATATGCCGAAGCAATGAAAGATTTTCCAACAGCACCGGCAGCAAGTGTGTTTACTGCGGCAAAAGATGCTATAATTGGATTATTAGGTGGAGAAACAGATCCGTTTGCTCCAATGAAAAAGTTTGGTGATTATACATTTAACACCAAAGGCATTGTTGCAAACGCAGGAGCAGTAAGTGCATTTGCGTTAGCAATGAAAAACATGCCAGTTATAGATGCTGAACGCTCCGGTGGCGTACTTGGAGCAATAGCAGGTTGGTTTGCTGGTGACGAAAAAATGCCATGGGATTCAGTAAAAGCGTTTGGTGATGCAGAGATAAATTCTGTAGGAGTTACAGCTAACGCAGCAGCAATTAATGCTATGTCAACCTCTTTAAACACTTTTTCTGCAGAATCACTTGACAGCGCAGGAATTATAAGTTATACTCAAGCTATGGAGAAATTAGTTACTGTTTTAGAAAAAATGAACGATGAGTTAACTAAAGACAACAGTTGGAACCCATTTTCGAAAGGCGAAAATGCAGGTTCTGCAATAGCAGGCGGAGCCTTAGCCGGCTCTGGCGGTGGTGCAGGCAATGATCAGTTAAATAGTGTTATGCAAGAAGTATTAGTAACACTTAGAGAGTCTAGAGACTTAGATGTTAAGATTGAAAGCAACACAAAAAATATAATTGGAAGTAACCTAGCACAAGGCGGAGTTAGCAATGTTGGGAACTAAGGAGCAATAAATGAGTTGGAAACGATATTTTACACCAGTACCAACGGGTGATAACCAAAATGGTAGCTATTCACCTTTTAGTAGCCGCGGTAACGGCAACATGGCTGGTCCAGCACGTTCTAACTATTCAAGCTACTTGCCTGATGTTTACGTAGGTTCACCTAACAGAGTTGAACGCTACGGACAATACAACACTATGGATCAAGACAGCGAAGTTAATGCTGCACTTGATATTCTTGCTGAATTTTGTACGCAAAAGAATGCACAAAACAACACTCCGTTTATTGTAGATTATAGAGGCAAAACAGCAACTAATAGTGAAATTAATATTATTGGACAATATCTACAGCAGTGGAATAAACTACAAAATTTTGAAACAAAAATATTTAGAGTACTACGTAATGTATTTAAAATGGGAGATCAGTTCTTTCTAAGAGATCCAGAAACTAAAAAATGGTTTCATGTTGATCCTGCAAACATAACACGCATTATTGTAAATGAGTCCGAAGGAAAAACTCCTGAACAGTACGTAATTAAAAACGTAAACTTTAATTTTAAAGATGGAATTGCAACAACTCCATATGTAAATAATGGTAACATGAGTCCAGCCGGTGGAGGACAATATAACGGATCAAGTCCAGTTGGAGGCGGAGGCGCCAAAGGAATGGTAGGCCCGCAGGCAAGTATGAGTGGTTCACGTTTTACAACTGATGATTCTGAGTTTACTGTAGGTGCAGAACATGTTGTACATCTAAGTCTTTCAGAAGGTTTAGACAACAACTATCCATTTGGTAATTCATTATTAGAAACTATTTTTAAAGTATACAAGCAAAAAGAATTGCTTGAAGATGCGATCATTATATATCGTGTCCAACGTGCGCCAGAGCGCAGAGTATTCTACGTTGATGTGGGTAACATGCCATCACACCTTGCTATGCAATTTGTGGAACGTGTTAAAACGGAAATACATCAAAGACGTATCCCATCGTCGACAGGAGGTGGATCAAATGTCATAGACAGTAGTTACAATCCACTGTCAATCAATGAAGACTACTTTTTCCCTCAAACTGCTGAAGGGCGTGGCTCTAAAGTTGAAACACTACCAGGCGGTACTAACTTAGGAGAAATTGATGACCTTAGATATTTTACTAATAAGCTCGTACGCGGTTTACGAATCCCTAGTAGCTACTTGCCTACCGGCGCTGACGACTCAGCTTCACAGTATAATGATGGACGAGTCGGAACTGCATACATACAAGAATTAAGATTTAACACATACTGTGAACGTTTACAAAATCTAGTAGTTGAAGAATTTGATACAGAATTTAAACGCTACTTACTTGAAAAGGGTGTAAACATTGACACAGCAATGTTTGATCTTAAATTTCAACCACCACAAAACTTTGCAAGTTACAGACAAGCTGAAATTGATAATGCACGTATTCCAACATACACGCAAATGGCAGCAATACCGTATATTTCAAATAGATTTGCAATGAAACGTTACTTAGGATTGTCAGAAGAAGAGCTTGCAGAAAACGAACGCTTGTGGCGCGAAGAGAATGAAGAAAACTTAGAACCAACACCAGGTGATCCAAGTGCAGAAATGCGTGATGCAGGTATTAGTAGTGCTGGCATTGGAGCAGACTTAGGTGGTATAGAAGACGAAGCGCCAGAAGGTGCTGACGGAGTTGAAGGCGGAGAAGGATCTGCACCTGATACTGTTACTGGAGACGAACTAGGTGCACCAGCAGCAGGAACTGAGCAAACGATATAAATACAATATGATACTTAGAGAATTATTTTACCACGACCCTGAAACTGTTGCTCCCGTAGAAGACAAACGCTACGAGGAAGACTACGATGATTCATCTTTAGAAAAAGATGATACACGTAAAACACGTTTAACTCTAAGTCAAATCAATCGAATCCGGAAAGCATCTGAGCTACATACAGAAGAAAAGCGTGAAGAACAACAGTTCGTTAAGCAAATGTATGGTATAGCAGCAAACGCAGAACCCGGAGTATAATAATTGCAAAAAATAGCGTTCGTACTAGGCAATGGCACTAGTCGACAAACTATAGATCATACTGAACTAAAATCAAAAGGAACTGTATACGGGTGCAATGCTCTGTATAGAGAATTTGATCCTGATTATCTTGTAGCAGTTGATATGAAAATGATTTTAGAAATTAATAATGTAGGGTATCAGCATAGTCATGCTGTATGGACTAATCCTAATCGTGCATATAATGGCATGCATGGTTTTAATTTTTTTCAACCAAGTAAAGGCTGGAGTAGTGGACCAACTGCATTACATTTAGCTAGTACACATGATACAACTGACATTTATATTTTAGGTTTTGATTATAAAGGTCTTGGTGAAAGAATTAATAATATATACGCAGACACTCCAAATTATAAAAAGAAGCACGATCGTGCAACATTTCACGGCAATTGGTTGAAACAAACTATCATCACAACTAAAAATTTCTCGCAAAAGAGATATATAAGAGTGTTAGGAGAGAGTGGGTTCATACCAAAAGAATTTTCAAACATTAGCAATTTATCACACATTTCAATTGAAGAATTTAAGAAAATCTTCAATTTTTCCTGATAAATTGAAAAACGGTCTGTTTTGAGCCTATTTCTACGCACTTTTCTGTTAATAGAGTAAATATATTATGACAGCCTCGTACAGGCGCATAGCTTGTGCAGCAATTAAAACATTTATAGGAGAACGCAATGTCAGATCAAAATAAATTTGAAAAAATGCTAGAACTACTTGTTAACGAAGACAAGGCAGCAGCAGAAGAACTATTCCACGAGATCGTTGTTGAAAAATCACGCGATATATACGAATCACTACTAGAAGACGAAACAGATGTTGATGAAGCAACTGACGAAGAAGTAGATGAAACAACTGATGAAGAAGTAGATGAAGCATCAGATGAAGACCTAGACGAAGATGACTCAGAAGAAGTTGAGGAAAACTTTGACTTAGACACTTTTGAAGTAGAAGCAGATGACGACATGGGCGGAGACGCAACTGACGACATGATGGCAGACCTAGGCATGGACGACGAAGGCGAAGAAGGCGACGACGAAGACGCACCAGAAGGTGATGTTGAAGATCGTGTAGAAGACCTAGAAGACGCACTAGACGACCTTAAAGCAGAATTTGAAAAAATGATGGCTGGTGATGACGAAGGCGAAGACGATGGCGAAGAAGCTGACGACGATGCTGAAGAAGCACCAGAAGAAGAATCATTTGCATTTGAAGCATCAGATGAAGAAGTTGATGAAGCTACAGATGAAGAAGTTGATGAAGCAGCTGACGAAGAAGTTGAAGAAACTGAAGAGACAGCAGGCGAAACAATGCGCGAGTATGTTGAAAAAGTA